AAAACGAGAGTCTACTGAACCACGAAATGCTTTATAGATATTATCAGCAGTCTTTCCTTGTTCATTTCCAGATACAACCTCGCTTGCAAAACCAGAAATCTCATCAAGTACTGCCATAAGCAAGTTCAAACCCTCATGAGATTCTCTTTCTGAGTGTCCAGAGTAAACAGTAATGGCTTTGTCAAACTCAATTGAGTCAGCCTTTGCATTATACTTTCCAGCAAACCAAGGTGACTTTTCAATCTTTGTTTTAAAACCTTTAAAGAAAACGTTCTTTGCCTGCTGTGCGTTAACAGCAACGTTAATGATATCAATAGCATCTCCTGCAGGCTTGCCATAATAAATTGCTGGGTCTTTAAGACATAATAGTTTATATACTACATATGCACAGGCTACTGTTGAGATAAAATCTTTACCACTACCCTTGCCAAGTTGAAGAATTAATTCATTTTTGGTGTATTTACTAAAGTGTTTGTTTCCTTCAACATCGCCCATAACCTCTATCAAATCTTCTTTACGATAGATCTGGCTCATTGCCTCAACAATTTCGTACTGGATATCAGATAAAAGTGGTTGACCAAGATAATCAGGTGACTGGACAAATGTCTTTACGTCAACTGGGGTTTCAACAAAGTGATTTTCTTTTAATACTTCAAGAAACTCATTGAACATCGTGGACAACTGTAATCACTTCTCCTTCTTTTGCAATAGCAGAAAGTCTCTTCATAATAATGTCACGAACTTCTGGATGCTCTGAAGCAATATCTCTTAGTATTCCAACAAGAACCTCTTGTCGTCTTTCAATCTCAATCATCTCTTCTGCAAGTTCTTTGTTCTCAAGAAGTCCAGCCTTTTGCAGCATATCAATTCTTCTTGACTCAATATCTAAAACTAGTTTAATACCAGCAGTCTTGGCAGTAAGATTTGTTGATAGGCTTGCTTCATCAATAACTTCATAAGCCTTTGTAATTAACTTTGTATAGTGTGTGTCAGCACCGACTAAAGCCTCTTTAGCACGAGCACGGATAGCATCATTTGCGGATGCCATAACTTTCCACTCATTAATTAAAGATACAACACGAGTACGTGGTATGTCTAATTCTTTAGATATAACTGTTGGATCATTACCTTTAAGGTATTCAGTAACTACTTGATTAACTTCATCAAGGTGCTGAATAAGTTCTGTCTCACTTGACATACTTTCCCTCTAATCTATTTATTTCATCTTTAATATAGAAGATGGCTTTTTCTAAATCTTGAATAGTTTTTGCTTCATCTTTAAGTCCTGCTCTCCACAAATACTTGAATGCATTACCAATATTAAAGTTTCTATGTCTAGTAATTTGAATACATTCAACCCCAGAAGGATCTGAGGTGTAATGAACAGGATGGTTTACCTGATCAACAGTAATGTGAAGATTGTCACTCACGGAGTTACCTCAACCTTTAATCTTTTAAAACACTTTAAACAGTTTGTATATGTTCTCCCAGTAAACGGGCAAGACGATATTGAAGAATCTAGGTGTTTACAAAATACTCTTTGTGTAAGCGCTTTTGCAACATCTATAAAATGTTTAATAATCCTCATTTTCATCCTCCTCTAAGTTCCAGTCAAATGACTCTGGAATATTCTTTAATGCAACTATTGTATAAGTGATGCCTGCTGCTGCAGCCAATGACAATATAAATATAATTTTTTTTATCTTATTCATCTCTTAGACTTCCTTAATCCAAATTTAGCAAGGTATACGTAGATAGTCTCAACACTGGCTCCGCACTCCTTTGCAATCTCTTCTGGAGTCTTTTTATCCATAAGATATCGCTTACGCATATAGACTTCTGATGTATATAGTTTAGCAGGCATATTGTTATTTGTCAACCTTTATTTTCTTCAATATCATAGTTAAACCTATCAGAGTTTTCCATTATCCATTTGTCTTGGTTTTCTACGTCATACTTCTTTTCATTGATTATTCTATCAATTAAATACTCTTTTTCTAGCGTAAATGAAGGCTCGTATACCCTGACTCTGTTATTAGGCTGAATTGCAAAATTACCATCATCTCTTTGAATAACATGCCCACATTTGTGGTCTGCAGGGCTTTCAGAATACCCGTCATCTAAAACATTTGTGTCTGGATTGTGCCAGTCTAATGTAAATAGATAGGTTCCCTTATTCATTGTTTTTGTTCTATCTATATAAGACATTCTAAGGTTTGTTAGGTTTTCAAATCTTGTTACAGCAATGTGATGACTAAAAGAATTCCACAACACTAGATTGTGTAGATCAACTTCAGGAACCCCTGGCTCTGTGCAAAAAGCAGAAATCGGAAGTCTCCACCATAGGCCACCGTCTGGCATCATAATATGAAATAGCGGACTTCTAGATTTTAAACTTGAAACACCAAAGACTACGCACTCAAAATATTTATCGTGGCTATCTTGATGATTTCTTAAGTAGTTTCCTCTTACATAACACGAAATCGGTGGTATGTTTGCATTTAACTCTGGCATTATTTATTTTCTCCTATCGCTTTTTCCCAGTTTTTTATTGCCCAATGACCTATACCGCAGGCATCGGCAACATCGTTATCTGTAATTGTTCTATCATAATTAATATTAATAAACTTAATTGTTCTTTCTTTACGAAGCATTCTTTCGTGAGCCTTATAGTATGAATCAGATTTTCCAGGATTTTGAGATCGTATTAGTAACTGTTCTTCTTTAGATATTTTCCCATTACCCATAAAAATTTGCCAAGTAATTGGAGAAACTCTGCCAATTATTTTAGTTCCAGATTGTCCTGCTGATCCAAGAATTGCACCTTGAACTAATGCAAGATCAGCAGCAGTCTTAGGGCTATTCATAAATACTGTATGCTCAATAACTATTGCTTCAAAACCACCATAAATATCAAAAAAGGCTTTTACTTTTTTGCCAGCATCCATAACTTTTTCATAGATATTATTTCCTTCAAAAGAAATTTTTCCAATACTTTCAAGTTCATTGCCAACAAACAAAGCAAAGGCAAGACTATTAGTACTAGCATCTATAGCACAAATAGTTTTTGGGTGTGCTTCTGCTCCCCACTTAGTCTTGCTCATATTCAATATAGCCTTTCAACTCTTTTAACATTTTTGCAACTGCTTTTTCACTAACATTACAATTTGAACAAAATCCAGAGTCGTTATATATAGAAAGTTCTTGTGCACAACCACCAAGACATAAACGCTTTTTACCTTTTCGTTTTTGTCTTTTTGTTACGTTATACCTTTCTACAATTTTTTCTCTGGTTGCAATATCCCTACAAACCTTATTACAGTAAATTTGATAAGTTACTTTAGGTTTAAATGATGTATCGCATACACTACATAACTTCACTGAGCCCCTCCAGGGATTTAAGTTTTACTACCCCTGCGCCAGCATCTTCACATGCTTTTTGAATTGGACATGTTTTACAGATTTTTGAATTTGATCTGTAGTTTTTTGTGGGTAGTGTTTTATCTGTCCATGCTTTACGAACATCTCTCATCCATTGAAATGTTTCGTCAATCCATTGACGATAATAATCTGTTACTTCTATTGGAAGAACTAGCAACTCATGATTATTCTTGTTTTCATAAATCAATACACCCTTTGATTTTTTAAGAATCTTCATATAAATAAGCAACTGAATTAAGTGACCAGTCTTTGGTTTTAACGCCTTCTTGCGATACTCAAAACCTTCGTTGAGCATAGTCTTAATTTCTCCAACAATCTGCTCACCTTCCCAATTAATCATGGCATCACCATAACCAAATATTGGTGGGTCGTTATTGATAATCTTAAACTCTGTTGTTGGACCTTCATCTGACTCATAAATTTCTGCAATTCCAGAGTCCATCATTGCTTGTTGAATACGTTCATGTGACTTAGTACCAGCAGTCATATTTGCTGCGCCATAGGCATCTGCATTATCTTCAAAGACTGCGCCCTCAAATGCAAGATACCAATACCTTGGACACTCTCCATGAGAGTACGCAATTGTAGATGGTGCAAAAGTTTTCTTTGTTTGAAATTTATCTACACGCTTAACCGTATATCCTGATTGAATTTTTTCAATCAATGCCTGAGTGTCTATAATCTCTATCTTCTTCGGTTCTCTAATCATTATTTGTTGTAGTAAATTTTTAGTCATTATCATCCCTTGTTTATATAAGTATAGCAGGTTAGCGCATAATGTATTTTAATGCTGATACCAAATCATTGATTGATTCTGCTGCTGTATAGTAAATATTTTTCTTTGCCCTGTCACTTTTATCAACATTGGCCATCCACGTAGCCTTTAATGACATCTTTGCTGCAATTGCCTGTAGTCTAACAATCTCAAGACTTGCAACCTGAATTGGAATGTCTGGTTTAATAATTATCTTAGCAATCATTGTTAGAGCAACTGTAAGTTCTTCATCATTCATATACTCTGCAATCTCAGCCAAACCGTTTACTTGTTCTAGTGTTGTTTTTTGTGGACTCTCATTTGACATTTTTGTTCTCCTCTATTAACTGTTCTAACATATCTAATTCTATTATAGCAAGTCGGACCTTTTGTGTCCCCTCGCCAAGAACGATAATCAAGGCAGGGTCCATACTTTTCTTTAGTGCATCCGTTGTAGCCTTAGCCCAAACATCTTGATTTAGCGTAAAAGACTTAGAGCATTCTTTAAAATCTATTACAAAGTTATTCCAAGATGCATCACCTTTAGTATTATTTCTACCAGAGTTCTTGTGCTGCTTAGCACCAATACGTTTTGATTCAGATCTTTCACTCATTAACAAAGTCTTTCTTTTTCTTTTTTGATGGTATCAATGCAACTTTTGATACATGCTTTGCAGAACACATCCAAGTAGCATCTCCAGTCTCACTCCAAAGTCTTAAAGATAACACCTCTTCGTGGCACTTCTTACATGGAAACTTTCCACTAAATATACTAAAGTTACTATCAGCCATTTGCCAATTTATCTCTTAGGCTTTGTTGTAGATCTAGGTCTTCTCTTACACGATTGATAAAACCATCTCGTCCTTGAACCTTTGTACCATCATCAAGTTGATACCATGCTCCAGTACGATTAACCAGTCCTACTGATTCTGCTGTATCAACCATATCACCAATGGCATCAATACCAATATCGTCACCTCTAAAATAAAAATCATACTCACCAGACTGGAACCCTGGAGAGGTTTTGGAGAACTGTAGTTCCCAACGAATCTTTCTACCAATTTTTTCTTCAATTAATTTATCTCCTACTTTAATCTTTCCCTTAAGTGCTTGATTGTCTGACTCTGATGAAAATAGTTTAATAACACAAGATGAATAAAATTTAGTAGCCTGACCGCCTGACGGCTGCTGACTAGTATACATAGCATTAATATTATTACGAGACTGAGAAATAAGTACAAGAAGAGTAGGCTTAACTTTATTGTTTGCATAGTTAAGCATTTTCCATGCGTTACTAAAGTCACGAGATTCTGCTCCAATCTGTTTTGTATTTTCTAATGCTTTCATATCATCTGTATCTTTTTCAAAATAGATTGCAGGAAGCATTGATGTAATGGAGTCTATTACGATTAAATCAACACCAGCATTAATAAGTCCAACACCAACATCAACCATATCGCTAATAGTTCTTGCTTGTGAGTAGATTAGTTTAGTTGGATCTACTCCAAGTTTTACGGCCCAGTCTTCAGAGTATGACATTTCAGAGTCAATCCATGCACAGACCTTGCCTTCTTTTTGTGCCATAGCAATCATCTGAAGACACATAGAGGACTTTGCAGACGACTTTGATCCCCAGATAAGGACTTGTCGTCCATAAGGCAGCCCTCCGCCTAGGGCACGGTTTAATCCAAAACTAGGTGTAGGTTGATACTCAAAGTTTACTCCAACACCACTACCTAGTCTCTTTCTTAGTTTAGGGTCTAACTGTGCTAATACTTCTTCCATTGTGACTGCCATTAAAATCTTACCCCGTGCTTCTTTGGTCTATCTTGATTTCTTTCTATTTTTTGTTTAACTGCAGAATCTAATGATTTAGTTACATACCCTGCCTTTTCCATGCCTGCATAAAGGTCTAGGGTACGAATTATGATGTCTGCAAACTCATCTGATAATTGATCTGGGTCCATTTCTTTTCTTAATGCTTCCATTGCTTCAACAACTTCAGATACGATCATCATCATTTGTTTTGTTACAAAAATCTCATCTGCTGGACGATCCCAAAAACCTTTTTCTACTGCATTTGCGTGTATTTTTTCTGCTAATTGATCAAACATGTATATCCTCCAATGTAACTGTTCCATCTTTTGTTTTACCAAAACTAAACTTATAAGACTTACCTTCTTCAATGTGCATGTATGCTCTAGGAAAAGCAGTAGGAAATACAGTTACAGAGTGAAGTTCTCTGCCTGTGTCTGCTAAGGTTAAAGATGCCATCTTCTTTCCAGCCTTTGTCATTCTTGGTTTAAAAGAAACAAC